CCTTGATCGTGTTTCCCAGGGTGAAGATCGCCATCAGTTCAGATCCCGAGCTGCCCGGGCCATGTGCCGACCGAAGACACGGAGCTTCTGGGTGTTCAACCACTGACCGACGCGCCGGAACGATCCATAGCCCTTGAATCTGGTCACAGCGTTTCGGGAGCCGACGCCCTCGAGCCAGGGGCCATAGACGACGCCCCCGTCGCTGATCACTGCCTGCATGCCTGAGACGCGTGAAGAGATATTGCGTCGATAGTGTCCGGTACGCTTTTGACGAGCCTCCGAGACGGATAGGAACACGCCGCTGGGGCGGGGGCGTAGCATCTCTGCCAGCCTCTCCTCGCCCTTCTCGACAAGTTCTTGGATTGCCTTCTTCACACCGCGCTGAATGACCCTCCCAGGTTGGCCTCGGAACAGCGGCCCGCTCACGAGAATCTCGACGCTCATCAAATAGCCGCCTGTCGGACGCGGGTGAGGTGGCCGTAAACGGCGGACCGCAGCTCATCGAGTCCCTGGCCGCTCGGGACCGTCGCGCCGCCGGCGGGGCCAATCGTTCGGCCCCAGCCACTCCGCTCCTGATGGATGATCCTCGTGGCCTCCGCGACGCATAGCGCGACGATATCGGCCTCGGGAGCGTACCTCGAGACGGCCGTGCCGTTCGCGTGCGTGGCCGCCGTCGTCCCATTGACCGCCCTGACGATGGTGTACGTCCGGAAGGCGTGAATCGCCGTGTCGTTGTTATGGGCGGCTACGGCACTGCCGTCGAAGCCCCGCACGACCGTGACGACGTTGCCGCTGATGCTCTCGATCAGCATCCGCTCGGATTCGATGAGGATGACCTCGCCGGCGGAGACTTCGGTCCCATCATCAATCGTTACCGCGACCTCGCCCTTGTCCTTCGTGAGCGCGCCATTGATGAGCTCACTCCCGACGGCCGCGTTCGCAACCTCGGTGACGAAGACTTGCTCCGTCTCGATCAGCAACGTGTCGCCGACATCGATTAGGCTCCCGTCGGACCCAATCATCTCCGTGACGGTTGCGTCCGATGAGAGCCCCGAGCTGACGGTCCCGACGCCGAGCGTGTCCTCCGAGTAGCCCCAGCGGCCCAGGACCGAGATCGACCGCTGCTGCGTATCGCCAGCTTGGAAGACGGCGCTCGAGAAGAAGTCAGACGATGCGATAGTCGTCGGCGAGGTGTCCTGCGCCTCGGACTTGAGCGTCGTCACGGCAATGAGATCCTGATCAAGCCAAAGCTGCCACGACCGACCGTACTGGGTCGGAGGCCAGCGATAGAGCCGTGTCTCGGTCCTTGGAATGAAGAAGCGCCGCGTCCACCGGTCGATCTCCCGGCTCGCGGCTTCGATGGCGCGGTCGATCTGAGGATCGCGCGTCGTGCCAGTGTCCGTCGCGGTCGCGCGCTTCACCGCGCTGCGGCCCGCATACCAGTTGGGCATCCCGTCTCACCGTGCTTTCTAGGCGATTGAAACGCCGTGATTCAATTCTGCAGCCCGCCTACTTCGTAGAGCCTCCCCAGGTATAGTTCCCCATCGGGCAATTCCGGACGCCGTCCCCCCGGATCTCTAGGAGCGCCCCATCGATCGGGCAAGCCGTCGGCGGGGACGATGTCTCTTCGCGCACGTTGTTCTGGTGCGTCTCGAGGATGGCGCTGAGCTGCTCCCAGCTCATCAGTCAGGCTCGACCGTCAGCGTGACGCGGAACTTCGCGCCTGACGTCGGCGTGTGGGCCGCCGAGCGGACGACCAGCACGCCGTAGATCGCATCATCGCCATCCACGCAGACGAAGCTCTTGGGCATACCGGCCACAAGACCATCCGCACCGATTTCGGCTTCGGATGCGCCGCCGAGATCTTGCATCGCGGGCCAGTCGATCCGGCCGAGATAGTTATCGCTCTCCGTGGCGTAGACCGGGTTCGTATTCCCCACGTTGTCGTTCAGGACGCCGAGTGGCGTCACATTGGTGAGGTACATCGTAAGGACCGGGACGATGTTCGTGTCGTCGCATTGCACGATAGCCTTCGTGATACGCCCGCCGCCCTTGTTGGTCGGGACGATCGCGTCGAACGTCCAGCCCGTGCCGGAACTGGCCGACTCACTAATAACGTCCTCGTCCGTATAGGCCGTAGTGTTGGAGGGCCGAGTCTTCTCGACGGTGACTTCGATGGTAGCGCCCAGGACGCTCTTGTTTTTCATCGTCATGGCTGTGTCCTAGCTCGCGCGCCGCGTCTTGCTGATCTGCTCTCGCAGCGCCTTCGTCTTCTCTTGCTCCGTGGGCCACCGATTGAGGACGACGGTGCGCTTGTTCGCAGGATCGGTCGCGACCTTGAGCGCCGCTGACGCTTTCGACTTACTCCGCGAGCCGCTCGTAGTCGGCTCCTCTGCCGTAGGCTCCTCTGCCGTAGGCTCCTCTGCCGTCGGTTCACTTGCCATAGCTAGTTCCTCCCCTTGGCTACCCGTTCCCGCAGGCTACCCATGCGGACCTGGTCGCGGATGTTCTGGAGCCCGTCGATGATGCGGTCGAGCTCCTCGATTGTCTTTACGTGGTAGGCGGACCCGAGATCCTCGAACGTTAGCAGGACATGCGTCTCGTCCGCCTCGGTAACCACCAGGATCTTGAACGCCATCGCCCGGTGCCGGATTCGCTGTAGCAAGTCCGCCGTGAGCGGCTTGATGACGATCGGCTTCGCGAACTGAACCCCGCCCCTGTTAGCCACCGGCCTAGGTCCGTCCGACTTGGATCGCCCGCGCCTGCCGGATGTCGCACGTGTTGGCGTTTCCTTCCCCGGTCAAGAACTCCATCGAGAACGTCAGGACGACGTCATCCGGGATGGTGGTCGTGTGGATCGTACCCGTCTGCGACCCGTCGAAGAAGAAGTACACGCTGCTCCCGTCGAAATAGAATTCGAGGAAGTGGAACGTATCGTCTGTGAGCGTCCCGACCGAGTCAGTCTGCGTCTCGGATGCGCTCTTCTCGGTGACCGTCGAGACGGTGGCAGCACCGTCCAATGACTCGAGATAGACGCCGTCAGCCACACCGCCGAGGAGCGCGGTGTCTTCGACGCAGAGCCCGACGAGGATGTCAGTCTGGTCGACGTCAGATATGTCCAGCTCAATGCCGTAGTAGACGAGCCGCTGATTACTTGTGAACTCAAAATGGGGGCCGACGAGCTGGAGGCTGATCCCGTCGTTCTCGTCCGCCGCCGTCACCATCTGGGCCAGGACGCCAATCGAATTGGACTGGTCGAGCTCCGATGTGCCGGTGCCGGCCTCGACGACAGTCGTGAAGAACCCTTCCGGGTCCGTCCCGGTCGCGTTCTCGTCCTGGACGTTATGGACCCAGGGGAGGAACTCGTACTTGATGACGTCGGGTCCGATCGCGTCGACGACGCGCATCAGGTGCGCGCCCTGGTCCACATACACGAGGTTCCCGCCCTTACGCTGGCCGATTACATTCGCCATCCTTGCTCCTTCTTCTGGGGCGCCTATGAAGCGCCCGGATTCTGTGAGCGGCCGCTAGGTCTGCTCGGCTTCGCCCTCGTCCATCTCGTCGCCTTCTGGCACTTCAAGGAACATCGGTGCTGACGAAGACCCATCACCGTCCTTCGCCGTTGGCGCTTCGCCGATCATCCGGTTCCTCCGTCCGCGCGGGGCTCCACGGGTCGCCGCCGTCTTAGGCTCCTCGGCCTGGGCGTTGGCGAATCCGAGCGCCTCCCCGATGTCCATCGGAGCGCCGCACCGCTTGCACGAGCGCGGGACCGAGTCGGTCGGATTGTACAGCTTCGAGCAGTTCGGGCACTTCACGTATAGCCCTGCTCCACCTGGTGCTTCCATCGTCGCGAGCTTTCCCATCATTCACCGCCTCAGGGACAAGAATAATTCGATCACAGAGTTTGCAGCGGTCCGGGTGCGGGGCACTCCACCGCGCGCCGCAATAGTCACAGTGAAGGACGTTGACGTCGTCGATCGTCGCCTGCGCGGCCAGGTGGGTGTGGGGGATATATCCGTGCCGCCTGCCCAGGCGGACGGGCCACCAGACTGCGATATCGTCCGGGTACTCATCGAGGATCTCGTGCCAGACGGCGAGCTGCGCCTTCAAACGCAGGAGCAGATTTACCGGGATCAGCTCCATTATCGGATCGTAGAAGGCCAGGTCGCCCAGCAGATCCGGGCGCTGCTCATACTCGAGCACCATATCCCACCAGAAGAGGACCGGGATGTCTCCCGGGACCTCCCGCTTGTTGCCTTGCACGACGACTACCACCAGCTGACTCCTCGAAGCTTACGGGGCGGGGGTTCCTAGGATCCCCCGCCCCCGCCTTGATTAGCGTTCTCTACGTCGACGTGCTGACGTAGACCTGGGAGCCTGTCGATGCCGCCCCCTGAAGTTCCTTCCGCTCGTTGGCATGCTCGTAGCGGATCAGGACGCCGAAGATGTTGTCGACGCCCGTGTTGCCGCCCTCGGCGACGTACAGCCGCACGTAGTCGAACGGCGCTGAGGCGTTGAGGTCCATGTCCTCACCCCGAACCTCGAGGACGACGAAGTCCCCGTCAGCATCGATCGGATTGTCGGTGTCGTAGTTCCCGCCGCTGGCATCGCTTGTGAGGTCCATTGGTCCCGCCGATGTCGGCCTGTTCCAAGAAGTCCGAACTCGCGTGTTCACTCAGTCGCTGACTCATGGTCTGTCTCCTCCTTTGATCGCGTCCCTGAGCTATCGCCAGGGTGCCACTGGAGCGGTTGTCCTAGCCTTACGACCTCGTCGCCAGGTTGACGAACGGGGTGAGCGTACTCGAGCCGTTGCGGGGCGTTAGCGCGGAGTCGATCCACGGGCGCCCATCGACGCGCTGCACGAAGCGATAAACCGTCTCGTCGTTCGTAAAGCGCACGTGCGGCGAAGCAGCCATCTCGAGGGCTTGCCTGTCGCCGATCAGGTAGTACCGGAAATCGACGAAGAAGATGTCGCCGGCGGTGCCGAGCGTCTGGCACTTCTCCGTGATGATCACCGGCCGCCCGTAGATGGTGAACGTCGGCGTGTCGGCGATGTTCATCACCATGACCGGGGCGCCGCCGGTGCCGACGACCTGGGAAAGCGCGAACAGTTGCGGGACCGTGTCCGGATGCGCGATCCACACCGCCCGCGCTTGCGAGGCGGGGAGCATCCGGCTGTACATCTTGTCGAGGTTCTCCTTGACGATGGTCGTGACCGCTTGGCCCGTCTCCTTCGCCACCGTGACGAGGGCATCGGCATTGAGCAGCCCGAGCGGCTGTCCGCCGCCAACGCCGTTGATGAAGGCGTCGTCCTCAAAGAATGCGAGCGCCGGTCCGAAGAGTTGTCGGATCAGCTCCTCGAGTGGGATCGCCGAGTCTGCGAGCAGCTCGTTCGATGCGGTCGTGTAGCCAACGAGCTTCTTGGCCGTCAGAACGACGGACATGAAGGTCGGCTCGCTCGCGGTGATAGACCCGGACTCAGGTGTCCAGTAGGCCTGAACCCCACCGAAGACGTTGGTGGCATGCGACGCGTCCCTGATCGCCGGCATCCGAAGCGTGAGCCCCGTCATCGGCATCGCGAGGGCACGGGGCCGCACGACCGCCGTCTCAAGGGCGATCGAGAGCAACTCCATGCTGTACTGGTCAGGGACAAGGAATCCGCCTTGGTCGCCCTGGCCTTCGCCGAGGACCTTCAGCTTCGCCTCGTCAATGCCATTGCGTTGGATCATCGCCGGGTGGATCGCCGCGAGGAAGGCTCCGAAGTGCTCGAAGTTGTCATTCAGCGCGATGGCCTCTCGGCGCTGGAGGATAGGCCGCATGAGCTGTTCACGCCGAATCTCCGTCGACGTTTGCAGCGAGCTGGACCACGAACCGCGCGTCTCGCCAGGCAACGGGTTCGCTACCTCCGACCCGGGGCCAGGCGGGCGGGCTGCGAAGCCCTTGGCCTCGAGCGCCTTGGAGACGCCTGCTTCGACGCCCTCCGCGACGCTATCGGCCATCCCCTCTTGGGAGACGCCCTTGATGTAGTCCCGGAACTTCGCCGGGTCGTTCAGCAAGACCTCGAGGTCCTTCTCCGACTCGAGGTTAGCAGTGCCGCTACCCCCAGCCGGGACCGCGACCAGCCCGTGATGGCTGGTGTTGATGTGCCACCGGCCCCCGATCATGATCGGGTGCTGCTTACTATCGACCGCCACTAAGAACCTATGCATCGTCATACCTCCACGAAGTGATCGAGTGCCGTCGCGGTCGCCCGCTCGGCTGTGGCTGCTGGGTCGAAGTCCTCCCACGGGTCAGCGCCATCGTCGGCCTCATGGGCAGGGTCGTCGTCTACGGCTTCTGCGGCCTGCTCTTCGGTGAGTGTGGCCGCTTCTGCTTCGCGGCGCACATACTCGTCGACCGCGGCGGTGCCGGCTGCCTCGAGCAGTGGGCCGATTAGCTTCGGGAGTCGCTTCTCGAGGACGTCGACGATGTGATCGGCCAAGCCGTCAGGATCGTTGAGTCCGGCGGCGCCGGCGGATCGGAGCTCGTCCTCGAGCAGCTCCAGGATGTCGGGATCGACGTGGCCGTCCTTCAGCATCCGTTGGAGTGCGTCCGCGTTCGACGGGATCGTGACCTGTGAGACTTCAAGAAGCTCCTGGCCGCGGAACTCATAGTTGGGCCAGAAGCCAGATGACTCCTCCAGCTCACGCGCCTCCTTCATGTCGGGGATGAAGCCGACGGAGAACGCAGCCTGACCGCGCACCGCGAGCCGGAATCCTGCCTCGGCCTGCTCATTGCCCTCGCCGAGGTTATAGACGGCGATGCCGCCGAGCTTCTTGCGGGAGACTTCCATATCACGCCAGATGCCCATCTGGGCGGTGAGGTCGCGATAGTTGTGCGAGCTGACGAGCACCGGGTGCTTCTCGAAGTTCGAGAGATCCCAGAAGCCCTGACGGATGATGTCGCCGTCCCGGTCCTTCGCCTCGGATGACACCCAGGCCTCGACCTCGCCCTTCTCCATATCGACGACCTTCGTCTGTCTGTAAGCCTTTGCGATTGCCGAACGTCACGGGTCGCTTCATCTCTCACTCCTCCGCCACCAACAACAAAAGCCCAACCGCGCGTTCCGGTGGTTCGCGCCGTCGGGCCTCTCGCCTCACGGGGTGGGTTGGTGCTGGGCCTCACGCCTCGGACCGAACCCCACGGGCCTATGTAGTTGTGTTACGCAGATGTGCGTCGTCGGAGATTTAACGACTAGGTGATGTGTGTTGTCAAGAGGGGCGCGGAGTGCTCTTGCTTGCATCGGCGGCAATATCGAGCCTCGCCGGGGGCGACGTCGCGCCCGAGCAGAAGGCCATCCTCCGGGCACCGGAACTCTGAGATCGAGTCCTGGACTGGTGCCGTTCGGTAGATGACAGTGCAGCGGCAATTGACGACGAGGCTCGCAGGTCCGTTCCCGATCGTGTCCTGGCCGCTCGGGAATGCCGCGCTGATGCTGATCCATCCGGCGCTGGCGTTCTCGACATGCGCCGGCCGCACGAGAACGTCCCCTTGCGTCATCCACCGCTTCTCGTCACGGCCCTGCTCTAGGGCGGCGCCCTTCTGTCCCTGGCCCAGCGCGACGGCCGTCTCGGTCCGGGCGACGCGAGCTGCGCGCTCTCGGGAGAACACCGGGTCGTCGCGGAGCCGCGCTTGCAGCGTGCCGAGCGGTTCGCCGGATTCAATCGCATTTCCGACGAGTTCACGGACCCGCGCTCGAGTGGTCGCCGCCAGGCTGAGCGATCCGTCCAGGCGCAGGAGATCCCCCGCCCGTTCCCTGGCCCAGAGGCTCGCGAGTAGCTGGAGACGCTCCGGGGGCATGCCGGGGAACTCCGCGACCATCGCTACCCCGAAAGCGGTCGACAGCTCGCCCGCTACCTCGTCCCCATAGCGGCCATACCAGTCCCAGTCGAAGGTATCGATGTCCCCGATCTCGATCTTCTCGGTGACGCGGCGGGGATTCACCCGGACGCGGCGGGCGAAGAACGGCGTCAAGAACAGCACGATGGCCTCCAGCTCGGCGGTGAGTCGGCGTGCCCAGGCCAAGCTCATCCGATCCTCGCTGCTATTGACCTCCGTCGGCCGGATGTCGGCGTCATCAGCGGCCCGCAGCCGATACGGGCTCCCGCTGACGTCGAGCATCAGCGGGGACATCCCGATGGCGCGGAACTCGTCCCCACCGTCGACCTCGCTCTCCTCGAGCCGCCGGCGCGCTTCGTTCAGGGTTAGGAACCCGGCGGTGTATCCCTCGGTGGCCTCGCGAAGGTCCAGCTCGCGATCGTCTGGGACCGGGTCCGTAAAGTCGAACTCCAGGTTGCCGCCGAAGAACGGCACGACCCGCTCATTGAGGGCTCGGCGGATGCGCCTGAGGCGCGGCCGCACCAGCCATCGGCCGAAATGCACCTCGGCGGCTTCGGCGTTGGCCCGGTTGACGTTCTCAGCGATGCCCATGATCGAGGCGTGCATCCCGAAGGCGCCGAGGATGAGGTCCCGATTCAAATGACGGAGCTCCTGGAACTGCATGTCCCGCTGTGTGATCTTACGGTCGACCCACTTTCCCTTTTCGATTACGGCCACCCGGTGCGCGTTCGACGAGCCCTGGTGCTGCGCCTGCCAGCGCGTGACGAGCTTCTCGAAGTCGGCGTCGCTTAGGTTGTCATCGAACTGGAGGATGCCTCCAGGCTCGGCGCTGTTGCGGAAGAACGACCGCGACCACTCGGCGGCGCTCCTCTCCGTCTCGAGGTCTGTCCGCACGGAGCCCACCGGCCCGATACCACGGTACGGGTCCATCGGCGACGGGCTGCGGAGCTGGACGACCCACTCAGGCTCGAGGAAGATCCGCCCGCTGTTGACCGTGTACTCCCAGCCGCGGAGCCAGTTGGTGCGGTCCGGGATCGGCTTCATCCGATCAGGCCGGAGCGGCCACAGCTCCTCGGGGCGCATCGGCCCACCGACGAGCAGCCAGTAGGCCTCCCCCGTTAGCTCGAGATGCTGCTGGAACGTCTCGACGAAGTCGTCGCGGGTCGAGAACGGGTTGGCAGACTCCCAGATATCAAGGAGCGGGTGGTTCCGCACCTGGGTTCGCTCGCCGTTGCTGCGGACGGTGTAGAGCTTCCACTCGGCCGATGCGACCGCCGTGGAGATCCGCTGAACGACTGCGAACAGCCACCCGGTTGCGCTGTACGCTTGGAGGTTCGCCACTGCGCTCGAGGACGAGCCCCCGCTCGCTCCTTCGAGCATGAAGCCGGAACCGCCTGACATCGAGGCCGGGGGTCGATCGGGAGCGGCACGAGCAATCACGTTTAGGGCTCGACTGAGCAGGGTCATTCGACACCTCCACGCTCGACGACCAATGCGATCGCGAGCAGCATACCCCCAGCGGCGGCGATCGCGAGCGCCACGCTGAAGGAGAGCAGCCCGCCAATAATCGCGAGGGCGCCAGCGGCTTCGAGTACTTGAGCCGTCCTTCGTCTCGTCATCCGATGAATCTCACGTTTCCCGCCCCACCCGTCACGATGAGCTCGGTCAGTGCCCAGACGAGCGCGTCGAGTCGGTTCGGCGAGCTGCCGCCCCCACCGGGCTCCCAGAAGACAAGTTCCTCCTCGAGAAGCGGGAGCTGGCCGACGTGGTGGATCCGGCCGCGCTCATAGGCCGCAGCAATCGGCTCGGCGCGGACCGCCTTTCCCCGGGTGGCCTGGACGTCTTTGTAACTGATCGCGTCACCCATGTGCTGGGCCGCGCCCCGGATCGTGTGGCCGACCATGTCGCCGCCGTAGTTCTTTTCCCCCACGATGCGGTCCGCTTCGAGCTCGTTGTAGAGGTCGACGACGGTCTTCGACCACACGTCAGGGGCCGCACGAATCGATCGGTCCGCCAGCACGAAAGCGTGCGTCTCGATCTTGTCCTTGCCTTTGCAGTCGCACAGCGCCGTGCCGGCCGCGATGATCCCGCACTCGGTTGCGCCCCCAGGCGGGTCGACGCCGACCACGATGCGCGTCAGCTCCTCAAGGTCGGGCACCTCATCGACGCGGCCCCGGTCCAGCATCTCGCGGGTCCACAGCGCGCCGACAACCTCGTTGATATCCTCGGCCTCGATCTCCTGGCGGTACGCGAGCGCCGTCATATCGCTGGTGATGCGACCCAGCGCCGTCCTCGAGATGACCGGGTTTTCGTGGCTCGTCCAGTGGTGCGTCGACCACGTCCCGGTCGTGTCCTGCGTGGCCATCTCGAACATCTTGGCCGCGTGGCGAGGGTCCCTAGCCTTCGACGTCGAGCGTGAGTGGAGCGACGGCGGCGTATAGATAAAGACGGCATCGCCATCGTTGTCTAGGAGCATCGGCGCCCCGACGACGCCCCAAGCGTCCTCGTTCATGAGCTGCCACTCGTCTAGGATCAGGAGGTCCGCGTAGTCGCCGCGGAGCGTGTCGGCGTTCCACGCCGTCTTCGCCCGGATGCGCTGCTCGGTGCCTGGGCACTCAATCAAGTGGAGTTGCTCGTTCTTATAGAGCGCGCCCTGATTGGCGGCGTCTCCGAGCGCGCGCTTCACCTCGAACCAGAATCGATCGACCTGGAGGATCGTCGGCGTAGCGTAGAGGACGCGCTTACCGGTGAGAAATGCCTTGACGGCGAGAGTCGCGGCGGCCGTCGTCTTCGCACCACGGCGCCCAGCGCGAGCGATCCGGCGCTTCGCCTTCGACTCGATGAACTCGTACTGCTCCCGCCAGTAGACGTCGTCAAACCATCGCAGATGGACTTCGACGTCCTTGAGATGGCCTACCGCCACACGTCCCGCACGGCCGACCGTCGTCGTCATCTCCCTATCGCCTTATTGATGATCCACCACCAAAGCCAGGCGAAGCCCAGGAACCCGCCGATCGAGCCCAAGATCAGGCGCCAGTTCTGCAAGAGTCCTCCGACCACGGAATAGCGCACGAGACCGCGCCGGTGCCACCAGCTCATCATGCCGCGCCTTCTTCCAATTTCTCGTTTCTCGATTTGATATCCCGCTTCATCGTGGCAGTCCCGATGGCGATCCACATCGAGGCCGGAACCGTAGCGCGACGGCGGACCGTCTCCATGTCGAGCGACAGCTCGCGCAGCACTAGATAGCCCTGCGAAGGCATCGGACCATCACTCATCGGCCGGCTCCTCCCCATCGCTGGGCGGCGCCCACGGTGTGTCGTAGACCACCCGTAGCTCGAACCCCTTGACTGCCTGGGAATCTCCCGGCAACTCGAGCCGCGCGTTCTCCGCGAAGCGGTACTTCGCGTCATGGGCCTTGAGCAGGAAGATCAGGAGCGTGTCGGATCCGGACATCGCACGCAGCCGCGCCTCCGCCTCGAGCAGCTCCAAGGCCTCGTGCGACGCCTCATCCCACAGCAGCCGGAACGGCTCGTCGTCCTCCCGGCGGCGGTAGACCACGGTGCGGGAGACTTTGGCAGCCATGCAGGCCGCGCGGACGTTCCCGGAGTTGCGCAACGCGGCCAGGAACGGCTCGCGCCACGTCCCGTTGCCCAGGCGGCGGCGTTTCGGCTTCGGAGCCTCCGGCACCTTGACGATCGCGCTGCTAAAGGTCGGCATCAAGTCCTACCCGATGTGGGATGATTAGCGGGACGGCTCTACGCCAGTCAATCTTGTGATGGAGCCGTTTATTGATACGTCCCATCAAATTGATCGAGGTACAGGAAGGGGCCGCCATGACTGTATAGAAGGACTTTACATAGGTTCCAGAGTCTAGATATAACTCGGTCATCCCGCCAGTATTTGACTGAGTCTGAAGTTGATCAAGCTGTAGTTGCATATCAGTGAAGAATAGGTCCCCGGTGCGCCCAAGGGAGACATAAGTATTGACATCGTCATTGATGCGCCCTCGGAACAAAAACGGCTTTTGAGTATCACAAACGAAGCTATTCATCGCCTTCCTCCGGTATCGGGGTTTATGCGGTTCGCCACTTATATGGTCGCCGCCCTGGGAGAAGGCAATTGTTTTGATCGGCGTCGTCTCAACAAGCCTGACCAACGCATCAAAAACCATGTCGAGGTTGCTTATCTTCCAGCCGTGGTATTCCTCATTGACAGAGGTACTAAGTCGATGCCCGATTCCTATTCTGCGGTGTTTGAACTCGTAATAATCGTCATCAAGCTGGATGAAGTACCGATACCCCATCTGCTCCGCTAAGTTCCAGCAAGCGTTCCGCGCCCAGAGGGCAGACCGCCGGTCGGAGAAGTTGTCAAACTGGTCGGTGTATCGCCCGACCTCATCCTTGGAGAACACCAGTACGTCGTCGCCATAGATGCGCTTGTACTCCTCGCCGTCCTCGTCCTCGTCGTCGATCACGATGAAGACTTTACCCGTATACCCGTAGGTCTGGAGCGTCCGGTAAGTGATTACCTTGTTCGGCCTCCCGTGCGTTAGGATAAAGGCGCAGAAGTCCTCACGCATACGGATAGTCCTCGTGGAAGGCTGCGTCGATATCCTCCTTGAGGCGGACGAATCCATTGGCGATCGCCTGGTCGTAATCGACAATCACCAGAGCCGACCGCTCCATCAATGCTTGGATATCCGGGGAGGAGTGAGCATAGTAGTTAGCGATCCGTTCAAAGTTGAACGCCACGTGGCGCTCGGCGGCGTCTAGGAGAAAGTTTTCAATGTCTGGCGGTAACTCCGCTTGTCTTATCTGCCCGATGAGCTCATCAGCAGTACTTCGGTCGGTCAGTTCTTCTATCGTCGGCTGCGGTCCTGTAGGCTCGTAAATCGGAATATCAATGGTCTGTGTATAGGGGTTATCGGAGATCGGCTCGGTCAGATCCGGCATAGGGAACCGCTCCCCGTTAGCCAGCGCCTCGAGCATGACGTTCACGCCGCCATCGTCGAACCGGGCACTGTCCAGGAGCGACAGCAGCACGTCCTGATTCGCTGTGGCCATCGCCCCGAGCGGGTCGATCGTAAGGAGCAGCTTGTCCGCCTCCTCCTCGCTGACGTCGAGGATGGCGACGTCGACCTCGAGGTCCGGAGCCTCCTCAACGCGGAGGTGCCCATCGATCAGGACAAGCTCGCCGGCGGGAGTCTCGTAAGCAGTCAGGGTCGCGGCGAAGCCGATCTCGCCCAGGACGCCGCGCATCGCGTCGCGCTGGTAGCCCGGGTGCTGTCGCCAGTTCTTCGCGTTGGCGAGCAGATCGCCAGCGCGCATCCGGCGGACCTCGCGGACTCGGTTTCGGATTGCGGCCTTTTTAGGTGTCACCCTAACGCCCTCCGTAGGCTAGTGCCTGCCCGTGAGGATGCCCAGCTTGCTGCCGAACTTCGCCCACTCTCCCACGGAAATTTTGCCATCACGGAGCATCTCGACGCCGTAGTCGGCCACCGCCTTCCGCTCGGCTGCGGTGTCCAGGCTTGCGGTGATCCGCAACGCCAACGTCAGCAGTGCGCGTTTATCGGCCGGTAGGAATTTCAGCAGTAGGTTCATCATGCGTCTCCTCCACTATGGCTAATTCGTTGCAGGCTCTGCGATGCTGACCTCGACGTTGTCTTCGATAATCATGTTCGCCGCCGTTACGGTGGTGGCGATGGTGAACTCCTTGGTGCTGAACCCGTTACCCTCGCCCACTTCGTTGAGCAAAATCTCGACCGTCCCCGCCGTTATCTTGCTCAGGTGGCAGATGCCGCCCTTCGTGTAGAGATTCGAGAGCCGCAACGTCCCGACCCGGCCATTGACCGCGCTCGTGGGTGCCTGAATCCAGATACGGTCATAGGTGCCGCCCGACGTGGTCATCGCATCAGCCTGCGAATTCCCGCCGCCGATGGCGAGCATCCGGCTAGTGCCTGCCGAGGGGGCTATGGATTGACCGTCACTGGCGTTGCCCCGCACTATGAGCGTGTGGGTCTGGATATCGCTAAGCTCCAATTTCTTGCAGCGTGACTTCTCGAAGATGAGATGGCCCACCTCAAGGCGCGTGTTCGTGCCGCCACTGATAGTGTTGCCTGATATCTGCACCACGTTCTGCTCTCCACTTGGAAGCGCTGAGCCGGTGTAGACGGTCCCGACGCTCACGTTCTCGATGGTTATCTCGCGGACGCTCGTTGCCCCGAGGTCGATTCTCAGAGTATTTGAGCCTTCTTCCCAATACACGGGAACGTCTTGCGGG